CGCCAAGCAGTTGAAGATCGCTATCGAAAACGAAGTGTTCTTCAACAACATGGTCACTGAAGGCCCTGCCGCTGCCAACGAAGGCGCTACCGCTGGTGCTATCTCTGCTGCCTACAACTTGGGCACAGACGTTACCCCCATCGACCAAGCCACTCCTGAGAACGTCTTGAAGGCTATCCTGCGTATGTCCACAGTGTTGGACGAGCAGAACGTGCCTGAAGATGGTCGCTGGTTGGTTATCAGCCCCTTCGACCGTCATCTGCTGATGCAATCCAACATCGCTCAAGCCTACTTCACTGGCGACGCTCAGTCGACCATCCGTAGCGGCAAGATCGGTATGCTGGACCGCTTCACTGTGTACGTGTCCAACTTGCTGCCACGCGGCGCTGCTGGCAAGGCACTGGTTGCTGGTTTGACCGACCCCGCCACTGGCGGTGCTGTGTCCAACGCCAAAGCTCGTCGCACCATGGTTGCTGGCACTAAGGCAGCAATGTCTTTCGCCATGACTGTGAACAAGACTGAGCCTCTGCGTAACCAGACTGACTTCGGCGACATCGTCCGTGGTTTGGCTGTGTACGGTCGCAAGACTGTCAAGCCAGAAGCTCTGGTCGTTGCCCAAGTCGGCACAGCCTGATGAACTGGGCCCCTTCGGGGGCCCTTTCTTTTTTTACCCTTTTGGAGATTCTCATGCCTAATACCACTTCCTTTCCCCGCAGCATTGGTGGCTACGAAGCCGTCACAGCTGGTACAACTCAAACTCAAGCCGGTGCTACCCAGCTCGCAGGCGCCATCAGCTTCGTCACAACTGGCAATGCCAGCGACGGCGTGCGTTTGCCTGCTGACTTGGCTCTCGGCGACGTTATCTACGTCGTGAACAGCTCTGGCGTGGCTCTGAACGTGTATCCAAACACTGGTGGCAAGATCAACAACGGTTCTGCCAACGCAGCCAAAGCCTTGGCCGCTAACATGTCTGGTGCTTACATCAGCTTGGGCGGTGCTGACTGGGCCGCTGTTCTCAGCGCCTAATCGGTGGCACAATAAAGGGGCTCTTCGGAGCCCCTTTTTACATCTTGGAGCACACTATGAACGTGATCGACCTAATGGCCCGCCTGAACGGCGAAGTTCTGTCCAACAAAGCCCGCGCAACGGTAGACGGCAAAGTTGTCATCTTGGCCCGCATGAATGGCACTGAGTGGGAATACACTCCCGAAGGTCAAGAGTTGGCCAATGCACACTCCAACCAAGCCGTTGTTGAGGCTGAGACCAAAGCCACACGCACTCGCAAGCCAAAAGATGCACCAGTTGAGGCTGTTGCGGTAGAATCGGCTGATGTAGAGCCTGAACTGTGAGGTAGACCATGGCCACCGCAAAAGTTGTAGACCTTATCTCTCGGGCGCAGACTCTGCTCCAAGATACCACATCTGTACGGTGGCCTGTTTTGGAGCTGCAAAGCTGGCTCAACGACAGCTACCGTGAAGCCGTTAACATCCGACCTGACGCCAACACGGCAACTGGCGAATTCACCTGTGTAGCAGGGGCACGACAAGTCGTAACCACGACGTTTGCTTCAGCACTTCGCGTGGTTGAAGTTGTGCGCAACACGGCTGCATCCTCTGCAAAAGGCGCAGTTCGTTTGGTCAACCGCCGCATGCTCGACGACCAGCGCCGCAACTGGTACGCAGAGACTCAGACTGTGGACATCCAGCACTACATGTTTGACCCACGTTTGCCCAAAGAATTTCTGGTGTACCCGCCAGCTACGACTGCGGCCCGCCTTGAGGTGATTTACTCATCGGTGCCACTGGCGCACACGCTGACTGAAGCCCAGTTGCTTAACACTGCCACAGCCGAAGTCATCCGCATTGACGACAGCTACTTCAACGCTTTGCTGGACTATGTGCTCTACCGCGCATACAGCAAGGACGCAGAGTACGCGGCCAACGCAAACCGTGCTGTGGCGCACTACCAAGCCTTCCAGACCGCTTTGGGCGCATCCGCTCAGGCTAACGCTGCATCGCAGCCGGGAGTTGCGTAATGGCAAAATTGTGGGCCGACTTTCTACCACTGCTGGCCCCGCATTTGCCCGGGTGCCCAGACCCCAGCTTGAAGTTGTATCTGGCCTCTACGGCTTCTGATTTCTTCGCCCGCACGTACCTGTGGCGCGAGCAGATTAGCGGTATCACCGTTGTAGCTGGCACGGTCGACTACGACCTCGACCCGGATACAGGCCTTGTGGAGAACGTCATCTCTGTGGTGTATGGAGAAGCGACTCTCACACGCACTGACCTGCGTTTGATTGGCGCTGAGAAACTGTCCGAGGTTGGCGAGCCCCGTGAGTTCTGGGTTCAGGCCGACAACAGCATCCGCATCTTCCCAATACCGGAGGAGCGCACCACGCTCAAAGTCTATGCTGTGCTCAAACCTAACCGCAACGGAACAGGTGTCGAGGACTGGATTTATGAGACATTCGCTGACACGATCGTGAGCGGAGCGATTGCGCAACTCGCCATGATCCCCGGTAAAGAGTGGTCTGATGTGGCTCTGGCTGGTATGCACAAGGGCTTGTATGAGCGGGCCATTACCAACGCCCGCATTCGTGATTTTCGCGGCGTCCATATGATGGTGCGCCAGCGCCCAGCGGCATAAGGAGCTCACATGGCTGAGAAGATTCGACTCGTGCAGGGCGACACCGCCCCGGCGCTCACGGTAACTCTGACTGATACCACGACAAACACAGCGATTAACGTCACTGGTGCTACTGTGCGTTTGAAGTTTAGGGCTGTGGGCTCTGAGACGCTACGCGGTACTTTGACTGGTACTGTGACCAACGGCGCAGGCGGTGTGGTGGTGTTTTTCTGGTCTGACCAACCTACAATTCTTGACGGCGACCCCGGGGACTATGAGGGCGAGATTGAGATCACGTTCGCCGACACTACGATCCAGACTGTCTACGACTTGCTGAAGTTCAAGCTCCGTCAGGACTTCTGATGACCAAGGCTACCGTCAGCACTGTTCAACTAGGTGCTGGCCTTAGTGTTGTTGCGCCCGTAGCTTATGCGACTGCAGTAAAGATAGGGGCGGAAGTAGCCGCAGTGTCTCCACTTGCAACGGCAAGTTATGTAGCCGCTGCAGCAACACCAAGTTTTGTAGACGCTGGGTTTACCGTTACATACGTGGCTGCAGCCGCCATAGCTGCGCTTGATGAGCGTGGACTGAACAAACGGTTTAGGGACACTACAACTGCTGTAGACGCTACTGTACTGGTTTTTGGCAAGCCTGTAACGGACTCCATATCCACTGCTGACGCGGCGCGGCGCACGATAACTAAACGTCTGGCAGATACAGTCTCTGTTGTTGATGTCATCACTATCGTCAAAATTGCCATACGCACGTTTACTGAGACTGTGACCATATCAGAAGCTGTGGCGCTGACGCCGGAAAAGCTGCTTCAAGAGACCGTAGCCACAAGTGACACTGTAGGCAGGACGGTAGCCAAACTTCTAGCCGATGCGTTTGCTCTGAACGACGGCACGAGTGTAGGCGACGGCAGCACTTACACGTTTGACAAGTACATCAACAACATCGCCTCAATCGCCGACGCTCAGTTCTTCGATGTAGCCAAGGTTCTTGTGGACTCACTGGGTGTCCCGGACGATCAGGCGATTGAGGTAGCCAAGGCGCTAGCTGACGCGTTTAGTATGTCTTCGGCGACTAGGGCTAGCTTTAGCAAGGCACTTGCGGATACACTAACGGCTGCGGATGTTACGGCTGTAGCGTTCACAAAAATTCTGTCTGACACGGCGGGTACAGCGGATTCAGCGGTACGGTCTACCACCAAAGCAGTCGCAGATTCATTTGGTTTTACGGAGTCTGGTTCAGTTATCTCCCAAGGGTACTGTGACTTGACATATTTTGAAGCAGACTACGTCGGTGAGTACCGCACGTTCGCATAGGAGAATGAGATGATTCAAGAAACAGTCAAAGCCACAGGTAAGCTAAACATCAAGTTGTTTGGTCCTGATGGCCAACTCAAGAGCGAAAAGACTGTCCCTAACTTAGTTGTTACGGCGGGAAAGGGTTACATCGCTGCACGCATGGTTGGCACCCCCACAGCTATGAGCCACATGGCCATTGGCTCCGGCACAAATGACCCTGTTATTGGTGACAATGTACTGGGCACTGAGCTGGGCCGTGTAGGTCTTACTTCCAGCGGCGCTTCCGGTGCTGTGGTGACTTACGTTGCATCCTTTGGCGTTGGCGTAGGTACTGGCGCTGTGACCGAAGCTGGCATCTTTAACGCGTCTTCAGCGGGCACTATGCTGTGCCGTACTGAGTTTGCCGTGGTCAACAAAGGCGCAGATGACTCTTTGAGCATTACTTGGACAATCACAGTAAGCTAATTTGTTCCCGCCGTTAGTAGAACAGGAAGGTAGATCATGAGCACCATCGTATTGCGCAGTGTCAAGGGCTCACCCTTGACCAACACCGAGGTCGACACAAACTTCAGCAATCTGAACACGGATAAAGTTGAGAAGACCGCAGCTGCTATTACCGGTGGAACGATCGACGGCACTTCTGTTGGTGCGACCACTGCAAGCACAGGTGCGTTTACATCGTTGACAGCAACCAGTGGTGTTGTTTCTGCAAACTCATCTACTGACGCTCTGCGAATTACGCAAACAGGTACAGGCAATGCGCTGGTGGTGGAGGACGCAACTAACCCAGACGCCTCCCCGTTTGTGGTGGACACAAGCGGTAACGTCATAAGAGGCAATGCTACGGCTCTTACTGCCCCCGGAATAGCCTCTACTGCTCAACTAACCCCCGGCGTTCAATCTCACGGTACAGGAAATTCAAGCTCCGCTGTTGCCGGGTTTGGGTGGAACGCCACGTCTACATTTTCGCCGCAGTATATTTTGGCAAGGAGCCGGGGCGCTTCAGTTGGCACATTTGGTGTTGTTGCCAGTGGCGATAACCTTGGCGGTCTGACGTTTAACGGAGATGACGGAACGGCCTTTATTCGTGCGGCAAACATCGTTGCTCAGGTAGACGGTACACCCGGCACAAACGATATGCCGGGTCGTCTGTTACTCAGCACAACCCCCGATGGCTCCGATACCCCCGTGGAGCGTGTTCGCATTACAAGCGCTGGCAAGACGGGTTTTGCTACGGCGGCTCCAGCAGCAACAGTCCATGTGGCTGGTGACACCATCCTGAGCAACGTCAACGTACTTGGTGCAAGCTACGACAGTGTGTTTTTCTCTGTTGCGGCAGAAGAGCTTACGCCTTCTGATTTGTTCTTTAGCCCTGACGGTCTGAAGATGTACATCATTGGCACAACGGGTGACGATGTCAACGAGTACAACCTGTCTACAGCTTGGGTTGTTTCATCTGCTGTTTATTCAACTGTTTTTTCTGTGTCTTCACAAGATACAAACCCAAGTGGCATCTTTTTCCGTGCTGACGGTACAAAAATGTACGTTGTCGGCTCAACTGGCGATGCTGTTTACCAGTACACACTAAGCACTCCTTGGTCTATTGCAACAGCGTCTTACGACAATATCTCTTTTTCCGTTGCAGCAGAGGCCACTCCCAACGGCTTATGGTTTAGGCCTAATGGTTTGTCCATGTACATGGTTGGCTCCACTGGGGATGCTGTTTACCAGTACACACTATCAACGGCTTGGAACGTATCAACTGCAACATTTTTGCAGTCGTTCTCGGTAGCTGGTCAAGAATCAATTCCTAATGTCGTAACTTTTACAGGCGATGGTTCACGGATGTTTGTAATGGGACAGACGGGCGATGACGTTAACGTCTACAACCTGACAATCCCTTGGGACATTAGCACATCAGCGTTTGTCAACGTGTTCAGTGTTTCTGGTCAAGATACAAGCCCTGTTGGGCTTTACGTCAAGCCAGACGGCACAAAGATGTACATTGTTGGCTCAACCACCGACACTGTTTACCAGTACACAGTACCAAGCATTGACATCCAACTAACAGGCCCGACCTCTGTTGCGTCTTTGGACGTACAGCAGGATTTGAACGTCTACGGCAACACCACAGGCTCTTTCCGCAACAACGGTTTCAAAGAGAACATTGGCGGGCAATACTTCAACTTGGTCAGCCAAGCAGACATTGGCACAGCACCCAACGAAATTCCGCTGAATCAGTACTTGGGCGAGATGGCCTACATGAACTCTGAGTCAGTGGTCATTCAGCCGCAAGCATCAGCAGTGCCTAATGGCATTGGCGATATGGTGTTTGAGTTGGCCTCTAACACCTCGTTGCTTATCAAAGTCAAAGGCTCTGACGGCACTGTACGCTCTGTAACACTGACACTCGCATAAGGACACATCATGAGTATCCAAAACAACTTTCCTGCAATCAAGCCAACGCTCTTGCTTGACTTTGCCAGCACTGAGCAACTCGACCCCCGCATCACATTCACCCGCGCCAGCACTGCTACTTACTACAGTACGCAGACTGCCAAGGCTGAGGAGAATTTGCTGTTGCAGTCGCAAGCTCTTAACACATCGCCATGGGCTGTAAGTAGTCTCACAGCAACAAATAATACAGGCGACACGACTGCCCCTGATGGAACATCTACAGCAACAAAGATTGCGTTAAACGCAACTTCTGGTGTAGCTAAATGGGTGCGTCAAGATCAGACATCACTTTCAAATGTGGTTGTTAGTATTTTTCTAAAGGCAGGAACGCACAGCTTTGTACAAATCTATGCCGAAGGCAACTCAGGGAATTTTTGCAATTTTGATCTAACTGGTGGAACCGTAGGAACCGCTGGTGCTAACGCTACTGGCTCGATAGTCGCTTTGGCTAATGGTTGGTATCGCTGCATTGTTGTGTTCGGTGCTACTGCTGGGGGGCGCACTTATATTGCTGCTGTGGACTCAACTTCTGCCGCTTTTGGTGCGACTACTACTGCCGTTAGCGTGGACTTTTACGCATGGGGAGCTCAAAGAGAGCAACGTAACGCAGTCACAGCCTACACTCCCACAACCACACAGACCATCACCAACTACATCCCGCAGCTTCTGACAGCAGCATCAAACGTGGCACGGTTTGACCACAACCCAATTACGTTTGAGAGCTTGGGGCTGGAGATTGAGGAGAGCCGGACGAATTTGCTGTTGCAAAGTGAGACCTGTAATGTTTCGCCTTGGGCATCATCATCACCATACAGCGTAACTGCAAACACCGCTATTGCACCAGATGGCGCACAAACAGCAGATGCTTTAATTGTTGAAAGCGGTCAAAGTTCTTTTAGCAACAACGTAACAAGACAAGTTGTATCAAAAGCAGCCTCTGCAATTCAGTACACCCGAAGTGGATATTTCAAGGCATTAGGCGTGACAACATCTGTGCGGTTGCAAGATATAGGCAATCTTTCGGCAAACAGCGCATCGGTCATTGTTTCACTAATTGATGGAAGTGTCGTTACTGCTCCGTCTGTAACAGGTGCTTTTACAGGTGCTTCTGTTGCGGTATCAAATGCTGGCAACGGCTGGTGGCGTGTGGCTTTTACTTACACGACAGACGCTCACACCTCGTTAACTGTTAGGTCTTTTCCATATGTAGGAGCAAGCGCACTTACTGGAGATGGCTTTAGCGGTCTGCTTGCATGGGGCGCTCAACTGGAAGCCGGAGCCTTTGCCACCAGCTACATCCCCACAGTAGCAAGCCAAGTCACTCGGGCGGCTGATGCTGCAAGCATGACAGGGACGAATTTCAGCAGTTGGTATAACCAAGGCGAAGGGACGTTTTACGTTAGTTCCAGCTACACCTTAGTGGTGGGAGGAAACTACCGATTTGACATAACAGACGGCACATCAAGCAACCTTGTTAGATTACGTAGTGCGCCAAGTGGAACAACCCAATCGCGTTTTGAATTGACTTCTCAAAATACTATACAAACAACCTTATCTCCAGCAACGACTAATCAAACATTTAATCAAGACGCTGTTGCTTACAAAGTAGATTACTCAGTCGCCGTTGTAAATGCTGGAACCGTTGTCACTGACACATCCTTAGCTCCAGCCTCTGTTAATCAGATGGCGATTGGTTCTACAAGACTTGGTGCAAGTGTCTTTAACGGACACTTCCGCAAGATTGCCTACTACCCTATTGCAGTAACGTCTGCCCAACTGCAAGCATTGACAAGCTAAGGAACAAACATGGACTTGTATCTCAAATTTACAGACGAAGCAGCAGCCACTGCTGTCCTTTACACCCAAGAGCCAACAGCATGGGACGAGGAAGGCAACGTCACTGCCACTGAGCCACGACAGGCTTATGCCAACATCAGCACCATTGGCATCATCTACAAGCCTACAGGCGAGACAGATGCTGAAGGCAACCCTGTGATGACTGCATTAGACGGCTGGCACGTTAACGTTCGTGTGGTTAGTGAAGACCCGACACCCCTTGAGCAATACGCTGTAACACCCGCTGCGCCTGTGCGCGTGTGGGGTTAACTTTGGAGCAGTAGATGAGCGAACAAATCGACGCAACGGAGGCCAGATTGACTACCCACGAACAGGTGTGTGCCCACCGTTACGAAGGCATCCAGAAAAGTTTTGAGTCAGGCTCCAAACGTATGGCTAAGATTGAATATCTGCTGTACGCCGTAATTGCTGCTGTTTTACTTGGCCCCGGTGTTGCAGCCGAGGTGGTCAAGAAAGTCTTTGGACTCTGAGCATGAAAGACTGGGCTGTTAGCTTTATTGCTGCGGTCCTCCTAGTTGGGCTGGTCATTTGGTGCGCCAGAGTTTTCATCATAGTGCTGTCATGAAGGTTAAAATTGCCATCGGCATAGTTGCTGTGTGGTGGCTCCTACAAGCCGCCTTATTTGTTGTCAGGGGGCTTCAATGATTGATCCGATAAGCGCTATGGCCGCAGTGAGCGCAGCGGTAAACATGATTAAGAAAGCGTCGGCTACGGTTGATGATGTGGCTAGTCTCGGCCCGCTGATCGGCAAGTATTTTGACGCTAAGCACACAGCTACCAAAGCAGCGGGTGCAGCCAAGAAGGCTGGTGGCTCCAACATGGGCAAGGCCATTGAGATCGAGCTGGCGCTGAAGGCTCAAAGGGACTTTGAAGAGCAACTCAAAGGTATGTTCTTTTCCACGAACAACATGGACGTTTGGAACTCGATCCAGCAACGTGTGATGGAGATGAACAAGGAAGATATTGCAGAGCAGCGCAGGGAAGCTGCACGGGCGCTTAACGCATCCAAGAGGCGCAAAGAGGTAATCGAGCTGACCATTGCCATCACGCTGGTATCAGTCATCGCCATCATTATTTTCTGGGGCGTGTTTGAGTTGATCTTTTACTGCGCTGAATACGGGTGTGGTTGATGTGGACAAGTGGAAAGAAGTCAAGGAAGGTTTTGACAAGTGGCTCAAAATAAACTGCTACCTTGCCTTCGTTTGGGTGGGGTTCAAGGTACTTGTGCTCTTGCCCCCAGACATTGCCAACCGGGTCATTGAAGCGTTATTGGAGAAACTAGGTATATGAAAACTGAGATGTACCAAAGACACCTGCAAACCCTGCAAGAGCGTTTCAGGCTGAACCACGAGCAAAACTTGAAACAGTTGCAGTCAGATACGCGGCAAACGAAAGAGCATAACGCCAAGCTAATCGAGGCGGCTAAGCCTCAACAACACATGGTGGATGTACGCGCATGAAATACTTTTTGCTGGCTACTTTAATTTTGCTTGCTGGTTGCGAAGACCGATACCGGTATCCGTGCCAGAATCCTGACAACTTCCACAAGCCTGACTGCCAAAAGCCAAAATGCCTGTTCACGCAGCAGTGCCCTGAGTATTTAGTGGCCCCTATCTTGGAGAAGCAAATTGACCAAACTAGACAACCTACTGACACCAAAGCTGACCGCTGAAGAACTGGAAGTTCGGGTATGGGGCTTTGTAGTCGTGATGATTACATTGATCCTTGCTGGCATCGTCTTTGCCTTGCTGTACTCGGTGACCTTTGTGACGCAGCCGATCAAGTCGATGGCCCCCATCGACCAAGCGTACACCAAGATGCTCAACGACATCGTGCTGCTGATAGTAGGTGGCATTGGCGGCATTGTTGGCAAGCGTGCAGTCAGTGGTGTAATTAACAAGCAGCCCCCGCCGACCAACTCAGCTGTGGCTACCAACACAGCAACGCAGACCACCAATGCAGCGCCACAGGCTTACTGCGCCCCATCGACTACGGTATCAATGCCTGACTTCAACTGGATGGGATATAAGAATCCAGAGCTGGACGAAACGTGGACACCCGGCCCACCACCTACAACGCCCCCAGATCATCAAGAGCCTGAAGAAGATCGTGCAGAAATTGCAGCGGCTCGTAGGGAGGGAGCATGAGCCCAATAACCCTGTACCCAACGCTGGCGCTGGTAGCCGCTCTGGCGATGGGAGGGTTTTACAAGTACGGCTACAGTAACGGCTGGGGTGACCGCGACGCAGAGATGCAAATCGAAATCGCCCGCAAGAACGAAGAAGCCCGAGCCAAAGAGCAAGAGATGGCTAAGGCTGTATCCGACAAAGACGCTGAACTTCGAAAGGCAAACGATGTTGTCAACAAAAAGCAAACTGACCTTAATCGCCTCATTGCTGCTGGCAGGGTGCGCCTCCCCGCCGCCAGTTGTGTACAAGCCAGCCCAAGTCCCGCCCCTGCCGCTGGAGATAGCAACCAAGCGAGAAGTGAACCTGACAGACCGGTTGACGCAGCTCCTGATGCCGAGCGAGCAACCCTCCAAGCCATCGCAGAAATAGTGGCTCAGGGTGACAAGAACACTGCCCAGCTCAACGCCTGCATCGACGCGTACGACCAAATGAGGAGAATCGTAAATGGTAACCCCTGAGCAACTTAAAAAGCTGCACATTGACCCTGTGTGGACTGACCCACTGAACGCCACGTTTGCACGGTTTAACATCCTGACGCCACGCCAGCAAGCTGCGTTTATCGGTCAGTGTGGCCATGAGAGCGCAAACTTTCGGGTACTGGAAGAAAACCTGAACTACCGTGCTGCCACGCTCCTGAAGCTGTTCCCTCGCACACCCAAGCGTTCATGGGGCTTTACGCCTGAAGAGGCTGCAGCCTACGAGCGCCAGCCTAAGAAGATCGCCAACCGCATCTATGGCAATCGCATGAACAACCGGGATGAGGCTTCTGGCGACGGTTACCGTTTTCGTGGCCGTGGGTGCATCCAACTTACCGGCGCGGCGAATTACCATCATGCTGGCAAAGCCCTTGGTGTGGACTTCATCATGGAGCCTGATCTGGTGGCTACACCGCAGTACGCTGCCCTGACAGCTGGCTGGTTCTGGGACACACAAAAGCTCAACGGTCTAGCCGAATCCGGCAACAATCTGGCGCTGACAAAAAAGATCAACGGTGGCACCATAGGGCTGGACGACCGCATCAAGCACACCAACGAGGCTCTGGCCCTACTAAGCGATCCCAACTACAATCTGGCGTAGTGAGGAACATAGCATGGCAGCACTTCAGATCAAATCGTTTGGCGGGATTTCTCCCAAGGTGCCGCCGCGCTACCTTCAGGACGCGCAAGCGCAGACTGCGCTGAACACGGATGTGTTCCAAGGGTCACTTAAGCCCATCGCAGCTCTTGGCTCCACTGTAGCCACACTGACTAAGTCTGGCACCCCGCTGACCATCTACCGCTTTGGGCAAAACGCCATTTCGGACTCAGAGTATTGGTTCCACTGGACCACTGATGTTGACGTGTGTCGCAGCCAGATCGCAGGGGATGTGTCCGAGTGGACGTTCTACACAGGCGACGGGGCACCAAAAGCCACGTACAACACCATCGCACTGTCTGGTAGCAACTACCCCACTGTGTCGCGTCCGCTGGGCATTCCCGCCCCCTCTACAGCGTCTACGGTATCGGTTACAGGTACACCTACAGAAGCAACTGACATCCCAGAGACTAGGGTTTATACCTATACGGTCGTCAACAAAGAGTCCGGGTTTGATTTTGAGTCTGCTCCAGCCCCAGCGTCTGCTGAGGTCAGCGTGCGTATTGGCCAGAGTGTGGCTGTTGGTGGATTTGCCTCAATTCCATCTGGGTACACCATCACCCACCGCCGTATTTACCGTGCGACTTCAGGTGTGTTTTTGTTCGTGGCGGAAATACCGGTAGCCAACACCTCATACTCGGACAGCATCGTAGCCGAAGACCTTGGCGAAGAGCTGCCGTCCCTGACATGGCTCCCTCCACCAGACACACTCAAGGGGCTCATCAACCTACCCGGTGGAATCATGGCTGGGTTCACTGGCCGGGACGTGTACTTCTGCGACCCATATCGCCCTCATGCTTGGCCCGTGCAGTACATGCAATCTCTGGACTTCCCCGTGGTTGGCCTTGGTCGCATGGACACAACACTGGCGGTGATGACCACAGGAACGCCCTATTTCATCCAAGGCAGCTCGCCGGACTCTATGGTGGTGATTAAGTCTGATCTGGAGCAAGCCTGCGCTTCCAAGCGCAGCATCGTGAGTTTCAACGGTGCAGTCATTTATGCCAGTCCTGACGGTCTGGTGTCTTTGTCCCCCAGCGGCTCCAAAATCATCACAGAGAAATACTTTACACGTGCCCAGTGGCAGTCGCTGTTTTCGCCCAGTACGATCTATGCGTACCAGCACGACATGAAGTATTTCGGGTTCTACAACAACGGCGTGACCTCTGGCGGCTTCATCTACGACGCGGCTACTGGCGAGTTCGTGACCCATGACATTTACGTGGCTGCAGGCTACAACGACTTGCAGGTGGACAAACTCTTCCTTGCTGGCGCTGACCGGGCGGTGAAGGTGTGGGGCGCTGGCGCTCTGAAGACTGTGACGTGGAAGTCCAAGAAATTCACCCTGCCACAAGTCATGAGTTTCTCTTGCGCACAGCTCGAAGCTGAGTCGTATCCGATGACGGCTAAAATCTACGCAGGTGGTACGCTTGTCCACACGCAAACTGTAGCAAGCCGGGACTTTTTCCGCTTGCCAGCAACCCCTAGCCGTGACTGGGAGTTCCAGTTTGAGGGCAGTGCTGAGGTATTCTCGTTTGCAATAGCGCAGTCTGTGCAGGAGTTGGCCAGTGTCTAAAAAGCTCCCATTCGTCAAGTCGGACATTCCCCGTGACCTGCGTACGTTTCTTGATCGCGTGCGTGAGCTCGTGTCGGGCTCCGGCGCTGACCGGCTCATCAGTCTTGACGACCTGACTTCTGCTGGTCTTGCGAGTAGTGATTCATCGGGCTCTTTGGTCGCACCGGCACAGCCCTTCGTGGCTCCGCCACCGGCACCGACCAACGTCACTGCTACTGCCGCAATTCGCAATATCATCGTAGCTTGGGACGCTCCGGCCTACCCCGGACATGCGTATGCTGAAGTGTGGGGGGCAAGTACAAACTCGTTGGCCGCTGCTGTCTTGCTGGGTATGACCCCCGGAGCCATCTACGTGGATGAGACGGGTCCAAGCACTACACGCTTTTACTGGGCACGGTTCGTCAACACCAACGACGTCAAAGGTCCGTACAACGCCACCAGTGGCACTTCAGCTACTACAGGCCCAGAGGTTGACTACCTGCTCGATCAGCTCGCAGGTGAGATTACAACGGCGGAGCTCAGTACATCCCTGAACAGCCGTATCAATTTGATTGACGGGCCAGCGACAACGATTGGCACAATTCCCAACCAGCTAGCCTTCTTGCAGGGGCAGGTGGACGCCATCACGTCGTACCCAGACTACGACAACGCGACGACCTATGCAGCAGAGGACATTGTCAAGTACGACGGTGGCCTCTATAAAGCGATCAGCACTACCACTGGCAACCTGCCAACTAACGCCACATACTGGCTCAAGATTGGCGACTACTCGTCGATTGCTGACACAGTTGCTGCCCACACAGCAGAGATTGCTACGCTGACAACGGACCTCGGTGGAGAAGTCACAGCTCGGGAAACTCTGGCCACGCAGATGCGTGGTGCCTACACCGGTACTGACTTGGCGTCAGTTACGTCTGGCCTGATTTTTTCCGAGCGCACGGCGCGTACTACGGCTGATGAGGGCTTGGCGACTAGCATTTCGACCGTGAGCGCCACCGCTGCTGGCAAGAACCGTATCTTTCGCCAGCCTACAGCACCGTCGTCACCACAGGTCAACGACATCTGGGTAGACACGAAGATCAGCTACGCCGAGACTTACTTTGAGGGTGAATACTCTAAGGTAAAAAACAAACAGTTTCAGTGGGATGGCGCTTCGTGGCTGGACATAACAGACATTGACATCCAAGAAAACTACGCCTTGCTCGTGCTTGAGCAAACAGCCAGAGCCACAGCTGATGATGCTCTTGCCCAAGAAATTGTGACCCTTAACGCAGGTGTCAACGCCAATGATGTAGCCATCCGTGCAGCCTTGCAAGTTGAGTCCACCACACGGGCCAGCGCTGATGGTGCGTTGTCTTCGCTTATTACAACGCTGGACTCGCAGGTCAACAACCCCACCACAGGCTTATCTGCGACCCGGGCTACGCTCGTCAACGATTATTCGACGACAGCTACAGTAGATGGGGCAATCGCGTCTAGCACCACAACGCTCAAGGCATACACCAACACCACGGCATCCCGTACGTTCAGGCAGAACGACGCGCCCACTAGGCGCGGCGTAGACGAAGGAACGGACATCCCCTTGCAGACTGGCGATGTGTGGGTGGACATCAATGACCAGAACAAGATTTACCAGTGGGACGGTACTGAGTGGGTGTATTCGCCAGATGGCTCTATTGTTGAGTCGATTACAAACCTTGGCGCTACGCTGACGAACGACTACCTGACACAGACTGACACTGAGAACGCCATCGCCCAGAGCAGCACATTCTTGCGTGCGTATGCAGACATTCAGTCCAAGGTGTTTCGCACAGCTGACGCTCCTACTAAGCGTGGTGTGGACCCAGAAACTTCCGATGATGTGCCATTGGAAGTAGGAGATGTTTGGTACGACACTAACGATGGAAACAAACTGTACTTGTGGTCTGGTGCAGAGTGGTTGTACTCACCCGACGCCGACATTACAAACTCTGTGACGGCAGTAGACGCCCGTGTCACAACGGTTGAGACCACACAAATTGGATACTGCACGATTGGCGGCATTGCATCTGATAATACAAACCGCGCTGACTGCCAAGCCGCAGGTGGTGTGTGGAACGTAGGCATTCCACTGGCTACAGCGGTCAAACAAGTATCAGTTAGTGACGGCGCGGACTCGGCCACGCTGGAGCAGCGCTTTACAGCACAGAAGACTCTGAACGATGGGCTCAAAGCTGAGTACACCATCAAGCTCGATATCAACGGCAACGTGGCTGGTTACGGTATTTATGGAGACGAAGGTGGCTCTGAGTTCGTTGCCAACGTGGATCGGTTTGCAGTCACAACACCACAGTCTTCCATCCAGCTGCGAGCCAACAGCACGGTATACGCTGTAGGGGCCATTGCTCGTGTTGCGGGTGCAGACGATAGAACACTGGTGTGTAAGGTTGGAGGCACGACAGGGGTCTCTGCGCCCACCATTGGTGCTATTGGCACCATAGTCACAGACGGCCCTGTCCGCTGGCAAGTAGCCAGCCGCGTCCCGTTCGCAGTCCAAGCCGTGCCCACGCAGATCAACGGCCAAAACGTCCCCGCTGGTGTGTATGTCGATGCAGCATACATCTTGAACGCCACTATTCAGAACGCACAGATTGCTGACTTGGCAGTGGACGACAACAAAATTGCCAGCTTAGATGTTGGCAAACTTACTGCGGGTTCTATTGCTGTAGGTCAGTACATCCAATCAACTAACTACATTGCTGGCACCCAAGGTTGGAAAATTAACGGCGACGGCACTGCTGAATTTGGCGCTGGGGATGTTCGCGGGAAACTGACGGCTGCACAGATCGACGCTCGTGGGCTGAGTATCTTGGACGCCGCTGGCAGCGTTATTCTGAACGCAGGCACTGGAAACTTCACTGGTTTAGTAGACGGCACTACTGCGAATACCCTAGTAACCACTGCCAACAACGCAGCATCCGCAGCCAGCAGCGCAGCGACCGCAGCCTCTACAGCTCAGAGTACAGCTGACGCAGCAGCAGCAGCGGTCGCTACTAAAATGGCGACTGATAGCCGTAATGTGCTGTCTAGCACAGGCGGTATCGCGCTGGGCTCCCTTAACTGGGATAACAACGGCAACCGGACTAGCGGCTACGGCGTTGGCTTAACACGAGCTGGTTTTGCGGCGTTTAACTCAGCTGGCACGCCTACATTTACGCTGAGCGCTGCAGATGGTAGCGCCAACTTTGCTGGTACATTGAACGTAGCAAGCGCAACTTCCGGTGCTCGCATGGAGATTAAAAATAACGTCATTAAAGTATTTGACGAAAATAACGTATTGCGAGTTCAAATAGGAAATTTATCGGTATGAGCTTTGGATATAAATTATTTGATGGCGCTGGTCAAGTCATACTTGATGTTTCAGACAGGCTAATAAGATTTCACAGCTTACATCAGGTTACTCAACTGGACCCAAACGGTCCCGGTACAGGCTTTGTTTATGTTTTGGGCATGGCTAGGGATAGCAACTGGTTTGTTGCGGCGGGATCAACTGGAGACCCATACACTTTTTTACATTGCACCGTTCAAAATGGAGGGTTTAGATGGAATGTTGTTGCGTCTGGACCTATTGTTAATTGCACAGTTTCAGTATTTAGATTATGAGCTTTGGAATAAAAATTGTAGGTAATCAAAATAATATTGTTATTGACGACAATTTTAAAAATTTATTAAAAATTGGAGAGGGGAGTTCGTCACAACCAATAGTAACAATTACGTTGCCAAGCCAAGGGGCATCCAACCCACAAATTTTTGTACGCCCTTGGTTTGATGAAAGCTATATAGGAGCGTTTGAAATTGTAAACGATACAACGATAAAAATGCGCACAAATAGATTTATACGAACTGGAACTTTTACGTTGCAAGATACTGGCGCTGGTTTTGATTGGGTTGCTTTTGGAGTTAATGGAGCAATTCCTATGGATAATACTAATTATGGTGTGCGCGTGTTAAATAACCAAAGTGAAAGAATTTATGATAGTAGATTCGAGTGCCCTAGGGTGCAGCAGGTTATATATGCGGGTCCGGCAGGGCAAAGTTATTTCGATCAACAGTGGCCTCAATCTTATAACTTTAGTGGGTGGGGAAAAAGACCTTGGATTTGCATAAATACTTTTGGGATGGCTATTGGCGCTGAAACTGACGAAAATCATTTTTATGTAACTACAACAGGCACATCAATTGTAAAAGCCAGACAAGCTAAAGTTTCTGACATTTCATCGATTGGGCAATTTGCAATTGAATATGTAGACAATAATTTTAGCGGTGTTGCGGTTCCGTTTCCCGGATTAGAAGCAGACATTTCAGTCTTAAAAAGATATAACGACTAAAAAGTTGCAGTGACCGACTGACATAAGCCATAATCCACCCATGCCCCACCTCGTCTACGACCAGAAAGAACGCATCGGCGCATGGGTCGCTGAGCAGGTCAACCAGAACGCTGACTGGGGCAGCTTCTACGCCATCGGCGTTGTGAGTGGTGAAGATGTCTTGGCTGGTGTGGTCATCAACAACTACAACGGGGCCAACGCCACATGCCACATTGCCATCGTCAGGCAGACCAAACAGATCATCCCGCTGCTCCAAGCGGTGTGTGACTACGCGTTCAGGCATTGCGGTCTGAAAAGATTGACTGGCATGGTTCCCTCAAATGAGCCTAAAATACTGGCATTTGACAAACACCTCGGTTTTGAGGAAGAGTTCGTTATGAAAGACGGCGCACCCGGTGCCGACATGCACGTTTTGGTAATGCGGCCTGACACCTGTCGGTGGCTGCGCAAGGAGTAAATTATGGGCGGTAAATCTAGTCCTCCACCACCAGACTATTCTGGCATGGAAGCTCTCGCACGGGAGCAGCTCGACTTCTCCCGGCAGCAGTATGCAGACATCATGCCATTGGCTCGGCGCGTCGCAGAGCAACAGATGGCTACGCAGAACGAACTCATGCAGATGGGGCGAGAAGACCGCCAGTATCAGATGGAAACTTTCCGTCCACTGGAGCAAGGGCTAGTGCGAGATGCTGAACGGTTCAGCACTGAAGGGTTCCGTGAGCAACAAGCCCGTGATGCCGCCGCTGCAACGGGTCGTGCCTTTGGTGTGATGCAAGACGCTTCGGCTCGTGCTGCTGCCTCGCGTGGTGTGAACCCGAACTCCGGCGCTGGTATGGCGCTGCAGTCTCAGAACATGCTGGGTCTATCCGCACAACGTGCCAATGCCATGACAGGCGCTCGCAACCAAGCAGAACAGATGGGTTTTGCCCGACGTATGGACGTTACTGGCCTTGGTCGTGGGTTAGGCGGTGCGGCTCAAGGCGCGTATGGCGCTGCGACTGGCGCAGGTTCTGCAGGTATCAACACATCCATGGCTCCCGGCGCACAGCAGATGCAAGGTATGCAGCAGGCTGGTCAGACCATGGGCAATATCGCCAGTGGCCAAGCAAGTATCTACAACACTGCACAGAGCAAAGCCGATCCGTTTGCTACCATCATTGGTACGGGCCTCGGCATATACGCTGGCAGAGGTTCTGATATCCGCCTCAAGCAAAACATTGAGCGTGTTGGCTTTGACGAGCGCACGCAACTGCCAATTTACGAGTTTGAGTACAAGGCAAATCCGGGCGAGCGCTTCCGTGGCGTTATGGCCCATGAGGCTGAAGTCAACTTCCCCGAAGCGGTTATCACACGCGCAGACGGTTACAAGGCCGTGTTCTATGAACGTCTCGGTATGCAAATGGTGAAGGTGTAAGTCATGGCAGATTTCTTCAAAGGCCTTGCCGGTGGTCTGGAGACCGGCGCTAGATTTGGTCAGTTGTTGCGAGAGGGCGAAGAACGTAAACGTCTTCGTGAAGCCATGGGGCTTACTCCTCAAGAGATGCAGCAGCGTCAGGCTACTCCCGAAGAACTTGGCCGCGCACAGACTTACACGCAATCAATTGCTGCGGACGATGCGCAAACATTTGGTCTGACACCGCAGGATCAAGCCATGTACGCCCCGCAGATGCCCGTTGAGGGTCAGCGTATCGGGGCAACCCAGTACGGCCTTGGCGGTCAGACGTTTAGCCGCATGCCCACGCAGCAAGAGATTGAGGCTGCTCGTTTCGGTGCTGCTGCCAACGTGATTGCCGAGCGTGACCCCATGGCTGCTATGCGTATGCGCCAAGAGCAAGTCCGTATGCAGCGTGAAGCTGAGTTGGCCCCATTGCAGTTGGAACAACTTCGAGGCAGCATTGCTGGCCAAGCACAGCAACGCCAACTCACTGACTTACAGCTAACAGATGCGCAGCGCAAACAAAAACAGCAAGACGCCTTTGACACTGGCTTTGCCGACATCAACAAACAGACGTTTGAGAAGCCAGAAGAGCGTACTGCTGCCATTCTTTCACTCGTGGAGAGAACCCAAGGTGTGCAGGCTGCAGAACAACTTCGTGCAAGCTACAGTCAAAACGAACTGAACCAGATCAGTCTGCAGTCCAAAAAGTTTGATGAAGGCTTCCGCCAGTCGCGTGCCAAAGGCGTAATCCCTGCGCTGGAATGGTTTGACGAGCAGAACACTTCGTTCAAGCTGGAGCGTGATCCTAAAAATCCATTCCGCGTGATTCAGGTTAACACGGACGGTTCCCGCACCTTGTTTGCTGATGCCAAGAATGAGCGTGAGTTGGGCATGATTATCGACGCCAAGGCCAAGCCCGGTGGGTTTTTGGAACTGGCCAAGTTCGACCTAGACCAGCAGAAAGCTCAAGCGGTTATAGCCAAAGAAAGAGCACTGGCCGGTCTATACAACCAAGGCGGTGCTGGTGCCGGTAAAGGCTCGCTCAAACAGAAAGTGGCAGACTTCAAGGAAGTCTATGGCCGCGATCCTACAGAAGATGAAAAAGGCGTTTTGGCTGGGTTGGTGACTAAAGGGCCTAACAAACCGGATGCCGACAGGGAAGCATGGCTTAAAGCTGAGCAAAAGCTCATTGAAAACGACACTCCACCAGAAGCCATTGAGGCCCAGCGTACTGCGTTCTTTGTACGTCGTGGATATGCGCCTGCTGCTGCTCGCCAAGTTTTGCAAGCGGGTGTTAACCCGGCTACTGGAAAACCACTTACCAGATCGGACGTTGACGCTTACAATGCGACATACCCGCAAACTCCTGTTGACCCGGGTAGCTTGCCTTGGTTGCCTTCTCCAGAGCGTGAGGCCCGCCGCCAAGGTTTGATTAGTCAAATTCCAAAGTAAGGACGCGCTATGGCTGGCATCTGGGACGAAGTAAATACCAGCATCTTTAAGCCCGAAAAGCCTAATGCGCCCGGTGTTTTGTCTGACGTACGACGTGCGTCCGGTCAATTCGTTTCTGGCGTTGGTTCTGCCCTGCGTGACCTTGGCGCTGAAGAGATTGGCCGTGGTGTAGAGCAGTACGGCACAGGCGTAACACGCCGCAACCCAAGCGAAATTCAGTCTTTTGAAGACGTACTGGCACGCCCATTTACTACAGCTCGTGAGGCTGTGGGTGAAGTCGTACCCCAAGTAGGTATCGCTGTTGGGGGCACTCTGGCCGGTAGAGCTGTTGGCGGTTTGCTTGGCGCTCCGCTGGGCCCATTGGGCATCTTGGCTGGCCAGCAGGTGGGCGGTGTTGTTGGTGGCTTGCTGCCTATAGCAGCTCAGACCTACGGCGGCATTCGTTCTGAACAGCGTGCTCAAGGTATTGACGACCGCCCACGAGCTCTTGGTGCGACTATTCCTGCCGCTGCCTTGGAGCGTCTGGGTGCTGAGCGCATTGCTGGCAAATTGGTTGGTGAGGGTACTCAGTTCCTAGCTCGGGAGACGGGCGAAAACCTCTGGAAGGCTATAAGCAAGCAGGCGCTTCGCGGCGGTCTCGAAGAAACTATCACTGAAATTCCCCAGACTGCGCTTGAGCGGTTTGGTGCTTACAAGCCTCTGACTACCCCAGAAGCTCTGGATGAGTATGGCGTGGCCGGGGCCAAAGCCTTTTTGGGTGGCGGTGCCGTTCGCGGCGGTTTGTCGGCGGTTGCTGGCCAGCGCGGTTTGGCGGAAGAATCAGACCTCACAGCTCCACAAGACACCATTACCCGCCCACGGCCAGAGCAGTTCGTTACTGCCGATCAGACAGTCGGCCTCAAGAAGTTCGTCGACGAGACCACAGGCATTGTGCGCCCATCGCGTAAGGGCTACGAGGAGCAGTTCAAAGCGGCGTTTGATGAGCCCAGCGGTCAGTTTGTGTCTGACCCAGCTACCGGCGTTGAACGTGAGTTGACTGCTGGCGAGTTGATGCAGCGCAGTGCTGGCGTCATGGACTTGACTCAAGCCAATCCGGCGCAGGCTGCTGTGGCCGAAAACACCGCCGCCAAGGTAGCTACTACTCGTGACCCACGCGATGTGTTCTTGCGTGATGAACTCAAGGTAATTCCAAACAACAACAGCCGTCAGTTGTTTACGCTGATGGAAGAGCAGGGTGTCGACCCTACGTCCCCAACCATGGTTCCTGTATGGAACTACGCCGCCGCAAAGTACATGACTCCAAGCCGCTTGGTAAAAGCTACGGAGCTGATGGACGCGGCCATCATCGAATCCCGCAAGGAGGCACCAAGTGGCGCACCAGTTTCTACTGTACAGCAGCCTGCAGGAGGCTTGGGAGTCAGGAGCCCTGTCGTTCAAGGAGGCGTGGGAAATGCAGGACCAGCTGCTCCTGTCGCAGGAACAGTGGTCGGAGGTGCCCCAGTCGCTGGAGGAGCACTTCAACAAGCTGGCATTCTTCCAATCGCAGCCGGGCAACCATCTACCACTGTAACCACCGGAGCACCAAGTGGCCCTCAAGCCTCTCAAACCATCCAAACAGCGCCGCAAGGACAAACCGCTACCACCGTTCCAGCTGCCGCCCCAGTAAGGGCCAATACAACGCTGCGCTTGAACCAGCAGGAAAAGTTGCCCGGTGAAACAGACATTACCAACATTGCGGATATTGCCCGCATGACAGGTAACGCTGGCGGTATTGACGCTGTGCTGGAAGATGAAGCTGGTTTGCGTGCTGACCAACGCGACTTCACGGATGATGACCTCAACGCTGTGATTGAGGAGCAGGTAGGCAAAGGCAAGAACGCAGATCGTGACCGTCAGATTTTGCGTGCCTACATCACAGCACGTCGTGCTGTACCGAGCGGCTACAAGGGCAACATCGCCAAGGAAATCGCTGACTCGTTTGGCATTGCTGAATCGCGGGTTCGTCAGATCGGCAACCCAGAAAAGCTGGCTGATATTGCAGTATCCATGGGGTTTGACCGCGCTCAGGTGTTTGACCGCTTGGGTATCCAGTCAGCCCAAAAAGCCTTGGCTACTGAGTTAGGCAAACTCGAAGGCGAACTGGCACGCCTGAAGGCCAAAGCCAAACCGACCAAAGCTGACATTGCTCGCATGGCAGAGTTGGATGAGCAGATTACTCGCATCAACGATGAAGTTGAAGCTGGCGACATGGCCGCTGCGTTTAAAGAAGCTGGCATCGAAGGCGAAGCCGGGGAAGCGTTTGGTAACTTGGACGACGCTCGTGAATGGCAAAAGGCCAGCACTGCTGGTAGCCAGATGGCTGTTAAGTTGGTCTCCATTGCAGACACCATTGCTGAGTTGAAGACTGCTGCTGCGGAGTTAAATCAACTGGGTCTGGCCCAAGCTGAGGCTGCTGCCGCTGAGCGCATTAAAGAACTGACTGCCGAGTACCAAGCAATTGTGTCTGGCTACGAAGCCAAGCCAGAAGCTGCTGCCCCCAAGAAGGGCAAAGGTAAAGGCAAAGCTGCTGAGAAAGCCTCTGAAGAAAAAGACGCTGCCAAGGAAGCCGAAGCTGCCAAGTTCCGCGCCGAGCGTGCGGCCAAGCTGCAGGCTGACCGTAATGGCCTTGCCGTAGGCGACACCGTCATGAACCCTAAGTTGGGTACTGGTGTGGTTAAGAGCTTTGCTGGTGACGGCGATGCGACCACTGTTACTGTGGCGTTCCAAAGCGGGCAGACCAAAGAGCTGTCAGTCAAACTGGCCAAACTGGAGAAGACCAATGCCGTTCAAGTCGAAAGCCCAGCAGGGGTATCTGTTCAGCCAAAAGCCGAAGCTGGCAAAGAAGTGGGCCGACAAGTACGGCGTGCCCCAAAGCCTGCCGAAAAAAGCCAAGCCCCAACAGTCATCCTCACCCAAGCCGAGCAAGCAGCCCAAGCGTGGGATGTAGTCGCTGCTGATTTCCCAGACGCCCCCAAGTTCGCTGACCTGACTGACGCACAGCGCAAGACGTTTATCGGCTTTGGTGAAGGCAACTGGGAGCGTGGTGACGTTGAGCTTGAACTGACCAAGTTGGCCAGAGCTGCTGCGCCTACGCAGCGAGCCATTGGCCGTGAGCCTGTAACCATTGACGTGGAAGCCCGAGTCGTCGAAGAGACCGTAGCCCCGCAAGTGGCCAAGCTGCCTGCGCCTCAAATTACGCGGCTGGAAAACCACTACAACGCTAAGCGTGACACTCCTGAGTTCATGGCCAAGGTCAAGGCCGATGTTGTTTTGTACGCCACCAAGGGTGCAGAGGCGGTGGCTGGTGCTATCCGCGACATCATCAAAGCTATCCACACAGGCGTGTTGTCTGCTGCCATGATATTTAACCCAACAGCGATTTCGCAGATCGAGTCGTTTGTTGTTATCCCGCAAGAGACGCAGACCACTACCCAGCAGGTCTTGGCTGAGTTGCCCGCTGAAGTTAAGGATATGTCCGATGCTGGCAAGCAGGCCTACGCCACGTTGATCCCTGCCCTCAAAGGCAAGATTGGCGATAAGTTCATCACTATTGCCGACAAACCAAGCGGTCGAATCTTTGTGTTCAAGGCCAACGGCGAACTGGTGCTACAGAAGAAAGCATTGTTTGGCTTGGCTAAGGGCGACCTGTACAAGGGCAACAACGACCTCAAGCAAAATCGCGTAACGCCCGCTGGGTTGTTTGGCATCAAAGTAATCGACGCTGCTAAGGGCGGCAGTGCAGCAGTAACCGCAGGTGACTATGACTTCGGCAAAGTGTTTGCGCTGGAAGACCCAGATGCGGTTGTCACGTTTATGCACTCTGTCTGGCTTAAAGAAGCCGACGCCCCCAAGCGTGCTGCCGCGCTGAAGAACGAGTCTGCTGCCGATTCGCGCTATTCGTTTGGCTGCATCAACGTGGACAAAGAGACGTTTAAGGACATGGTCACTAAGTACAGTGACAACATGGACGGCTCCAAACTGTTCGTTGTTCCCGACGCCCAGAATACGGTAAGTGACTTTATTGCTGGCACTGTGGCCGATGATCGCCTCGTGCGCGAAGGCGTGCAGCCAGTCACCAAAACCACTACGACCCCAGTTAAGTCCGCTACCAAGACTGCTGGTGTTGCCCGCGATGTGGTTCGCAAGGAAGAACAGGCTCCAGCCCCAACTCCGACAAGAGCTCAAGAAGTTTTTACCCGTATGTCGCGTCGCAGCGTACGCACTACCGACCAAGATGGTGTTGACTTCGAGTCTGTGGAAGCTTCGCTGGACGACTTGTCTGGCTACTCTGAAGGCATCGCCGCTGGCGTACGCGGCCTGCGTAACTCCGGCATGGGCAACGCTGTTGACGCCATTGACTCTTGGATGGTGACATTCTCGCCAGTCAAGTGGGATGCCATTTACACCATCGTGGACGGCAAGCGCACGATCATTTACAACGGCTTGATCCTCAAGGACAAAGAACTGTCTACCATCGCTACGCTCCACGAAGTCGGTCACGGCATCGACGAAGTGCAAGGTGGCTTGGGCAAGTTCTCCGGCGACCGCGAGTTTAGGATGTCTAAGGTAAACGGCGAGCCTATGGCCCTGCGCCCCGGCACCGTTGCGGACGAAATCCTGAACTACTTTGAGGACAACAGCGATACTACGGCGCTGGGCTACATGCTGAACTACCCGTTGGATATGTCTGACAAGCTGAACCGCTCGCTGTCAGCGCAAGAAATCCGCGAAGAAGTTTTTGCTCAGGTGTGGGCTTTTTCCAACATGAATGGCGGCATGGACTTCCTCCGTGATAACCTGCCAACCACACACGCTTTTATGGAGAAGGTGCATGAACAAGTTAAAGCAACCAACTACGCAGCCGCCCAAGGTGCCCAGCAAGGTGCTCAGTCAGGACAAGTTCAAGCTGGACAGCAAGGG